TCAAATCCAAGGTTGATAGCCATATCCTCATCGTTGTCGAACATTCCGTAAGAAGTACCACCAACTCCGTAAGAGTTCTGTGCAGCAAGCATGTCGTCTATATCGATAGCGAAGTCACGCTCAACAAACAAAACATTTTGCTGGATAGCAGCATTCTTATCAAGACGCTTAAGGATAGCATCAAAGTCAGCGATTGTTGATGGGTTACCACCAGACCAAACGTTACCTCCGTCTTCAACAGCGTCGAAGAATCCTTGAGTTCCCGAAGTAGCACCTAAACCAGTAGCAGCTACACCTGAACCAGATTCAGTTGGAACGTGTTCAACCATCATCATCTCAAGGTAGTCATCAAATCGCATACGAGTCTCATGCTCAGAACGAAGATACCATAGGTAACCAGTTCCAGCAGAACCTTCAACCTCTATCCATCCGATCTGTGCCATATCTGATCCAGAAACAGCGTAACGATCCTTAATGATTACAGGTTTTACTTCACGGATTGTAGACTCAGCCTCAAGAGACCCTTCCATCCCTGTGTCACCTTTCTGGAATTCAGATCCATAAACGAAAGCGATAATATCATCAGTACCATTGGTAAATCCAGGAGCAGTCGCATTGTAGTAAGCAACAGTGAATGTACCAGCACCAACAACAGTGATGTAAGCCTTTTCAGACTTGCTATCAGTAGCAGAAGAAAGTAATACAACCTGACCAACACGGAATACACAAGCACCAGTACCATTATCAAATGTTTGTGTACCTGAAGATACTGCCGCAGTTGCTTCAACACCTTCATACTTAGTGTGAAGACGACCTTGCTCAGACCACTTGATAAGGTCAGAAGCAGATGGCTCTTCAGCACCTACCAAACGAAGGAATGAAGAGATTGAACGGTTACCGTAAACCTCGAAATCATCCTTCACTGTATCTGGAAGGTATTGGTTAAGGAAATTAAATTGGTTCGAAGCCAAGTAGTTTGTAGGCAAAGCTGCCTTTGTAGAAGATGGAGTTAATGTATATCCACCTACTGGTAATGAAAATGATCCAGCCATTTTTTCTAATTTTTAAAGTTATTATTTACGTTTTCTAATACGCAATCCAGATGTTCTGTTTGCGTTAGCGTCCGTAACTTTCAAGCCAGATGTCGTTCGTACACTAGAAGCTTTTCTAGGTTCCATGTCTATATTCTTAGAAGTCTTAACAGAATCTTCTATAGCTGAAGCCTTTCCTAGCTCATATGCATACTCAAAGAACGAATCTGGGTTCATCGCCACAGACAGTGCTTTGTGATAAGCTGCAGCGTCTTTCAAAAAGCCATTATCATCAAGATGCTTATTCAAAAAGTTTGTCACATCCATCTGAGATTTCATGATTGACTCCTTATCTCCAGGTTTGTAAGTGTAGTTCTGATCACCAGTTTTAAATTCGAAACCTTCGAATTTTTCGTTGAACAGATTTCTAGACTTTTCAGAGAAAACCTCCTGCTTCTTCCTGTAGATTTCAGCTTGCTCACTCATTTTAGCAGACTGCTCTTTAAACTTACTGTAAGCCTCTCGCTCTTCTTCAGGAATAAAATTCGTTCTTGACTCAAGAGGAATTTTGTATTGCTCCTTCTGTTGATTAAAATGCTTACGAGCCTCAATTGCCGCCTGCTTTAACTCTAATCTCTTTCCACGAATAGTACTTTCTTCTTCGTACTCATCGTATCCATAGTTAGAGTTAAATTTCCAATCTATATCATCAGAATCAAATCCTTCTAAGGTTTCTTTCATGTACATCTTTACAACCTCAGAATCATCGATACTGTCATAATCTTTATTCAGCTCAATGTAGTCGCTTATACTTCTACCAGTTTCCTGCTTATACTTCTGGTAAGCAGCAACGTCCTCATCAAGCTCAACCTCCTTCTCTTTAACTAGATCTTCGATAGACTCAACCTCTCGACCAATCTTAGCTGACAAGAATTTATATACTTGCTCTTCATTTAGAACAATATCACCATCCTCATTGTACGATGGATATTCAACTTCTTCAACTTGCGCTTGATCAATCTCTTCATTAGTATCAGTAGTTTTATCTTTATTATTATCTCCTTCTATAGATTCAACATTATCAGTTGGAATGACCATTTTTACTACATCTGGATCACTATCTATAGGATCCTTTCCATTCTCTTCTCTATAGTTGTTTATAACCTCTTTCTCAATATCACTTACCGATTTCACCTCGTTAGATTCATCATCGATTTTAATCTTAATATCACTCATCTGTATTTTAATTTAATTTAATTGTTGCAAATTTATAAATTATTTTGGACTAAATTCTTCTAGCCCAAACCCATCAAGGGTATCCTCGTTCGATTCAAAGTTTACAGGAGGAGTTCCCATCTGTCTTTGTTGAATCATTTTAGATTGTTGATTAGCTTGTATCTTAGTTCTTTCGTCTTTTCTATCCTCCTTGTACGACTCTCTACTCTTTATAGCCTCAACCTCAATACCCCTAAGCTGCATATTCAACTGGAACTCTTTATCCATCAAGACTTGCTTAAGAGATGCTTCAAACTCAAGCTTTCTCATCTCAACATCTGCCTCAGCTTGTTTGATAGATATTTTAGATTGAGTTTCAGCTTGGATTTGCTCCATCTTAGCCTGAGCAGCTGCCTGCTGTGATTGCATATTATTCTGCGCCTGCATCTGCATCTCCTGCATCTTTCTTTCTTGGTCAGCTCTCTCCTTCTTCTTTCTTTTCAGTTTCAGAAGTTCATTTGCAATCCTAATATTTCTTATATTCCTAATATCTATAGCATCATCTAAACTTATCTGATCTCTAGATAAAGCCATTTGAATGTTAGCCTCAAGCTGAGCCTTCTCTTCCTCATCTGGAGATACCTCGATATAAATACCAAACGAGTGCAAGTGAAGATCCATTATCGACTCTAGGATATCTAGATTATACTTACCTATCATATTGGCAAACTCCTCTCTCTCTGGAGCATACTGTATAACATCACTTATACGGATCATTATACCCTCACAAAGTCTCTCTGTAGCAAATTTACATGCGTTAAGTATATGCTTAGTGGCCATTGCAGAGTTTAGTGAAGCTAACTTCTGAATCCCAACTAATGAGTCTGGGTCTGGAGTAGAAGCATCAGCACCTCTAGGAACACCTATAACCTCTCTGATCTGCTCAAGATAGTAATTCATCAAGTTAATGATAGCACCCATCTTAGCCTGACCAGTATTGTTATTGATCTCCTGAATAGGCATTTTACCTTGATTGTATTCTCCATCAACAGTATAACTTCTACCAACCACAGAACCTGTAGCCCAGAATAAGTTAAGGGCATCTTGTGGGCTATACTTTGAACCGTTTCCAAGGTCTACCTCATTTATACCGTCAGCATCTATAAATACACCGTCTGGATTTATCTTTTGGGCTACCTGCTGAAGCTTGTAATGTGCAAGCATGAACTGATCAACATAAGGCATGGCTCTAGATGTAGTAGAATCGATTCTGCCTCTATATATGCTAGGAGCTTCAGCGATCCAAACAGGGTAAGCTTTCTGAATCTCAGAATTAGGCTTAACCATATTCTTTTCAAGCTCCCAACTCAATAGTTTATCAGAACCTAGAACCAATACGCCAGAATACCAGCACTCCTCTTTCTTGTCCAGCTTGACAAACATGTCTTGCATCTCTTCTGGCGGATTAAATTGGTCATCCTTTTGGATTACTCTCTCGCCACCATTAGCTAACAACTTCTTCTTGTAAACAAAGTTTCTAGTAGTCTTGTAACTGAAGTACATTACGTTAACAACGTCATTCTCAAAGACGCTAGGATAGTATGGATACTTAATTCTAAATTCATCGATCCAAGACTTACTACACTTTGATATCTCCTCAATCTCTTCGTTAGTTAGATTAGGATTAATTCTAAGCAATTCAGTTATAGGTATCTGCTTTATTTCACCCCAGTAAAATACATCATTAAAGTGAGGATCATCCGTAGGGCTATGTACAACAAACTCTGGGTCTACATACTTAATACGAATACCACTTCCAGGTACATACTCATGTCTCATAACCCCCATACCCAACTCTATGATATCTCGCTTATATCTGTCAAGTATCTCGTTGTAATCATTAAGGTCAAGAATGTTAGATATAGCAACTTCTGCAGCCATCTCAACTCTAGGTTTAAACTTTAGCTGCATATGCAACTCAAGCTCTTCATCACTTTCTGGTATATCTTTAGGATCTACACTGTATGCATTTATTCCAGCCTGACTTTGAACCTTCTGCAAGAACTCTCTAGAAGCCATATCAACCTCTAGCTGTCTCTGATACTCTGCACGCTGATTTGAAACAGCGGCATCATGTGCATAAGCCTTTGGGGCAAACATTCTCTCTCCAAGCTTATTGGATATAATATCTATAAACTTAGGCATTACTGGTATTGCATCCCAATTTAGGTTTAATAATGATAGATCGCCATTAATCTTCATCCAGTCCTTATATTTATGAACAGGCTGTTCACCTCTAGAGTACAATCTTCGCATATAGAAATCGTTCATTCTATCGAAGAATCTACATCCGTGACGATTTCTATCAAACCATTCGTACTGTATAGCTTGAGCCACCTTTAAGCCGTATTCATACGTATCCTTTTCCAAGTCTGAAGCCAGGTGGTCAGGAAACTTTTGAGCTGGAATTATTGAAGTGTTTTTTATAGACATTATAGGATAATCAATTCTTGTATCTTACAAAATTAAAGGTAATTTTTGAATTTTCTCTATTTGGTATCAATTTATGCTTTCTAGTAGCCATTATAGCAAGGCCAGAACTCATTGATGCATCGTTCTTAGTTCTGTTATTTATATCGAATCCTGCCCAATCTAGAAGAGTTCTATTAAAATACATATCACCTATCTCACCTGGCTCCCTGTACTCACCACTACGATCGTATCCAACATACATCTTTATGTAGCTATCAATCATATCGGCATGTGTCTGTTTAACGTCTTCAGAAGTATTTGGTATACCACCTAACTCCTTCTCACCCTTCGATAGTTTAGCTATAGGCTTGTCAGGTCTGTTCATTGAGAACTTCCTGTATCCGTTATTCTTCATATATCTCAACAATGCAGGCTTGTTATTCTCTACAAGTATAGGCATACCGTAAAAATGGATTGCCTTTACAACGTCATCGAAGAAGTCTTCAGCCATATTAGGCCTGTCTATATACTCTAAAAAAAACAAATTACTAGGTACACCCTGCATATTAAACTTAGTAAGACCATGTATAGATCCCTTCGATCCAGAACCGTGAACCACACCACTAATATCATATGAGTCACAACCAAAAGCTCCAAGCTCTTCATTGCCTGGGTATTTAGAACCATTTCTAACAACCACATTGTTTCTCATTGAGCTATCTGGTAGCCATGAAACAAAAAATCTACCTCTAGGATCTGGAGTCCATATTACTTCAGAGAACTTCTCACCATTCTTCCAGTCAAATCTACCCCTAGTTATAACCCTCTCTTTAACTAGATTATCATTATACTCTACCTGATCATATATCTTGGTAAGGTCAAATATAGACTGCTTTGATTCATCTCTAAATGCATGAGACTCCTTTCTAGGGAACTGTCTAAGGAATTCATTGTACTTATCTGGATCATCCTTTAATGCCTCCAACTCATTTTCCCAATACTCTATAACTCCCATGGTAATCATCTCACCATCTATACCAATAACTGGCTCCTTTGGAGTCTCAAAAACTGGGAATCCATACTGATCTATAAATCCCTCATAGTTCCATTCCATAGGTATGAACAACTTATAAAGACCAGACTTTGTCTGACCATTTTTAGATCTATTGCTTGGATCAGATGCCTCATAAAGTTCTTTAAACTGTTGACCACCCTTATTAAGAGCATTACATGTTGATCCCATCATGCACTTGCCAATAATTTTAGAACCAACCCTTAGACACGTTTTAGTAACATTCCAGTTATTTTTAATGTTTAAAGGCTTAACCCATTTGCCACTCTCATCATGTAGCAACAAAAGCAATTTCTCCCCATCATAACTGTTGTCATCAGTATTTTTCCAGTCTATTGACGTATTTAGTCCTTCCTCATCATCATCAACATCATGCATGTTGTTTTTAGTAATCTTCTTTGCTGGAAGACTATATACCAATTCAGTCTTAGGTCTATCCATACCAGACTGCATTGGTTTGAAGAAGAATGGATAGTTCCATGCTATAGGAACAACCTTATCGGTAAACATTTTCTTAGCATCACCCCCACTCTTTGAAAGTATACCAACTCTAGAGTCTTTTGCTAGAGTAGCGGTATCAACACCAACAGATGACTCCATAAAAGAAAAGCCAGATCGTCGAATCTTTAGATAAATTATACCAAAACACCTTGGATCAGCCTTAGCGGCCTCCCAGTATATAAACAGAATTCTATTAGCCTCCCTAAAGTCTGGAAGACCAATATCAATCTTAGTGTGCTGAAGATACATGTAGTGATGCCCTGTTACATATGTTGGCTTCCCGTTATTTACAAACCAATGCCCAAACTCTCTTCTATCAAATTCTCGCTCTATATATGGTGCATATCTTTCCTTAAAAGATCGATCCATATTCCTCCAATCAAATATAGACTTTATTCTTTTTAGATCAGACGGCACTTCGTGCGGAACCCATCTATTATTTTCAGAATCAATATCTTTAGGTTGACTAGGAAGTGCTATGTTTAACCCCTCAATATTGTATACCTCACCAACAGTACCATCCTTAGATATTATTATCAGGTCGTTGTCAGCGTCATATCCATATTTCCAGGACTTATCTTTATTTCTCTTCTTTAATACATCTGAAGGAATATAATTAGAGCTAGAATAATATAATGGCTCCCACTTTTTATTTTCTTGCTCGTGATTCTGCAAAACTCACCTCCTTATTAGATTCAGAACTTGAACCAGACTCTAAAGATTCCTCCTCTCTTTGGATTCTAGACAATATCTCAAAAGCATCTTCTATAGCTATCTTCTTAGCCTGTGCTGCGGTCTTCATTTTTTCAGCTGCCAGGTCGTCATCGTTATCAAATTTTATAATCTTAGCTCCAGCCACCTTTATAAGCTCATCAACAGCCTTATAGCCTGCATCTATAAGCTTGTTTTTTCTATCTCTTACTTTATCATGCATACGTCATCAGTTGTCATCTTATAAAACAGATTACCATCAATATAAAACTCATACTCACTCTCTGGAGTGAAAATGATCTCATCGCCTGGCTTAATAGTTACGTTATCATTAGAATACACAACACGACCATGCAGTTCATGGTCATATGGCTCAACTAATATATTATCTCCAGTAGTTGTCCAAGAATCCCCATCACTATATGCAAATATCTGGTCATCTTTTATTAGATAGTCTTCCCCTTCAAAAAAATCGACACTAAACCTCTCAATACCATCATAATCATTATACTTCCTGAAAACATTATGATGAACAAGAACAGTGTCACCAATCTTAATACTACCATTATAATAAGATGGAAGAAGTTTAACAACTCCAAACCTATTCGAAGACTTACCATCATCTATCCCATTAGAAACGCTTAAACCGAGCTTAGAAGATGAAGTCTTTGTGCTGTATAGCTTTCCACCTAAAGGGGAAACTATAAAACCATGTGGTGACCTCATATCTCTATATGATATTCTATTTGAACTGGCTGATTGACTATCTTTTTCCAAAGCTGGATCTCATCTTTCTTATTGATTATCCATATCTCATACTCATTAATCTCTCGCATCTTGATCTCATATATCCGATGAGAATCGCCTATGCAACCAGAATCAAGTATGTAATGCATTGAATCCTTGTAGTCAGGGCCAACAGATATTTTTCTTATTACACTCAATCTATAGATATTAAGTCGCCAGTTGTCATATCTATACGAAACTTAACTCCTGCGTCTGGACTATACTTATCAACTATCTCTTTTTGATAGTCATCCAAAACACTTTGAGATATCTCGCATCTAGAGATAAGGGAAGACTTTCTACTCGAAAGTGTCTCTATAGCAACAACAGTTTCTGAAAGTTCAATCTTTGAGGACATCATGTCCTCATGAAGAGATCTTAACTTCTCTAATTCTTTATCTTCTAATTTCATTTTATTATATTTTTAACAAATATAATAATTTTCTAGCTACCACAACCGATACAGTCTATATGAGAATCTGTTGGCTTTATACCCTTTAGCTTCATTTCAAGGTTATGGATCTGATCCTTTATTTCCATATCCTTAAACATATCCCCAGTAAGTTTAGATTTTAGGTATTTTATTTGCTTTCTTAAATCAGAATTATCCATACTACAAGTTATTAAGCATTTCAATTAATTCAGGCTGTGGATGACAGTCAGATTTATCAGATCTATAACTTGTATGTGTAAACACTCCTGATTTACCAGCTAATGCATCATAACACAAATCCCACATATCCTCATTATAGTCTAGAGGAATTCCATAAGTCTTATTCCAAAATACAAGCAATTGTCTAACAGATTCTATTTGCTCGTCTGTATATTTTTCAAAACCATAATATCCTCTAAATCCTTCAGGATATTCCTGAACCTTTTCACTAGGAACAACAGTATTAGCAGAAGAATACCATTTACCATCCTTCTTTTTAAGTCCTCCCCAAGAATCAATCTCTATACCAATGGAGTTCATGTCATTCCTTCTATAAGGTAATCCCATTTTAATATGGTCTTTA